CACAAAGCCTGAGGGCGATCGTCAGGATGCTCGTGAGATTAAACCTGCTGAGTTTAAGACTGTGGTTGATGTGGAGTTTATTTCTCCTGAGCCTCCTGGGAAGTTCACGGCTGAGGCTGTGGAGATCTGGGATATGCTGTGGAGGATAGGGGGACCTACTGGCGTCTATCACGTTGACCTTGATTATGGGGTTGTGTCTAGGTATGTGGAGCTTCGGATGCGGCGTGATCGGCTCTCTCGTGATCTTGAGGCGGGTGGATACACTGTGATAGGGTCGCAGGGCCAGGAGGTACAGAACCCTGTGAGTAGGGTTCTGGCGGATGTTGAGTCTAAGTTGGTGCCGTTGGAGGATAGGTTGGGGCTGAGTCCTCAGGCTCGGCATACTATTCAGATTGGTGCGGCTCAAGCGAAAAGCGCTTTGGGTGCGTGGTTGGAGGATGATGGGTTATGACTGTTGATCTAGGTACGGAGTGGAAGAAGCTGGCGCCTAAAACTGTGGTGCCGCATCCTGTTACTGCTTCAGGTGGAGCGGTTAAGCTGGTGGTGCTGCATCATTCTGTGACTCCTGATGCTGCGTTTCTTGACATGTTGTTGTCAATCGAGCGGTATCATCACGGTAAGGCTTACTACGATTTTGCTTATAATGGGGCTGCGTCCAACTCATCGGATGAGTCTGCTGATGGGCGTGGGCCTGTGGTTCAGGGTGGCGCTACTGGTAATGGGGTTGACGCTCACTCGCTGTCTATTGTGGCGATCGGTGATTTTCAATCTAGTGGTAAGGATGTTCCTGCAGATCGACTAGTGGAGAATGTGGCCCGTAAGATTGTTGGGTGGGTTGAGTTGGGGCACGTTGCTCCTGATTTCAAATTGGAACCTCACCGGCTGCACTATTCAACGTCGTGCTGTGGTGATAGGCTGGTGCGTAGGATTCCTGAGATTGTGGAGAGGGTCGCTGAGATCCTGGGAGGAGTTGCCGACATGGTTGCGATGATGAGCGAGTGGGATGAGCACTACCGTAGTCTTGAGGTTCCTTCGGAGCCTGATGGTATTGTTGAGTGGTTTCAGGATGAGCTTTCTCAGCTTGGGTTTTATACCAATGCTGTGGATGGCGTGAAGGGCGGGGCTACGGTTGCTGCGTGGCTGTCGTTTGAGGAGTCCCAAGGCTGGCGTAACGCTAATGAGCTTCCGGGTAATTTCTCTGTTCAGCGTATGCGTGAGCTTGTGAAGGCTAAGGCTGCGGCTGCGACGGTTGAGGTTGTGCCTGATGATTTGGTGGATGCGGTTGCTGCGACGGCTATGGCTGCGTCGGCTGCTGTGAGTTTGTTGTAAGTCTTGTGCCCGTGTGGGCGCTACTATTTGGAAGGTTACTTTGGTATGGAGTTTGGCCCGTTGGGTGAGGAAGTGTATAAGCGGACGTACAGCAGAACCAAGGCGGATGGCTCTAAGGAGTCGTGGCCTGAGACTGTGGACAGGGTGGTTGCCGGCAATGTGGAGCTGGCTGGGTTTGCTGGGATCACTGAGGAAGATGAGGATTTACGGGAGCGGATAGCTGATTTCCGTGTGATTCCTGCAGGACGACATCTGTGGGCTAGCGGTTCCGGTACGGGCTTGGGGCTGTTCAACTGTCATCGCTCGGGGTGGGGCCCTGGGTTAGCTGATCATTTTCTGTTCACGTTTGAGCAGCTGATGTTAGGTGGAGGTGTCGGTGCCAATTATTCTACGGAGTACTTGGAGGCTCTACCGGTTGTGTCTCGCGATGTTGAGGTGTTGTTTTCGATAGATCACTCGCATGCTGATGCTGCTTTGTTTGCCGGCGTTGCTTCGTTGGCGTCTGCTGGGGATGCGCATATTGAGGCGACGCTTCATGCTGTGGCTGATTCTCGTGAGGGCTGGGTGGAGGCTCTGCAGCTAGTGTTTGCTGTGGCTGAGGGTGCCGTGTTTTCGCCTAGTAGGATCGTGTTCGATGTTTCTGATGTGCGTGCTGCTGGGTCTCCTATTAGGGGCTTTGGGGGTACGGCGTCGGGGCCGTTGCCTCTGGCTGAGATGCTGGTGGGTGTGGCTGCTGAGCTTAATGACTGTGATGGGTTGTTGACTCCTTTGGGCGCTATGGCGATCGATCACGCTATCGCTTCGTGTGTGGTGGCGGGTAACGTCAGACGTAGCGCTAGGATGTCTATTCTTCCGTGGTGGTCTCACCAGGTTTTTGACTTCATTAATTGCAAGGCTGATACGGGATCTCACTGGACCACTAATATTTCTGTTGAGGTTGATGCTAGGTTCTGGCGTGAGCTTGAGGCGGGCGGGGGTCACGCTGAGAAGGTGCTTGCTGCTGTGTCTGCTGGGATGTTGCGGGATGGGGAGCCTGGCTTTTTTAATTCTGGGTTGGCTTCTGAGGGTGAGACTGGGGATGTTCGGTCTACTAATCCGTGTGGTGAGATAGCGTTGGAGCCTTGGGAGCAGTGCTGTTTGGGGCACGTTAATTTGGCGCATCCTGCTCACGTTAATCAGGCTGAGTTGTTTGCTTCGTTTCGGGCTATGGCTAGGTTTCTTGTGCGTGCTACTTTGGCGCCGTCTTCGGATGAGCGACAGGAGGACGTTAAGAATCGTAACCGTAGGATCGGGGTGGGTTTCTTCGGATTTCAGGAGTGGTTGGCTGCACGTGGTCTGAAGTATTCTGAGGCTTATGCGGATGTGGCTGTGCAAAATGATTTAAGGTATTGGCGTGCTATGGTCAAGTTGGCGGCTGATGCTGAGGCTGATCGTCTGGGTGTTGAGCGTCCTGTCAAGTATACGACTGTGGCACCTACGGGTACGATAGCTAAGTTGCCTGGGGTGACTGAAGGTATGCATCCTGTGTATGCTAAGCATTTCCTGCGGCGTGTTCGTTACGCTGAGGATTCCCCTGAGCTGGCTAGGTTACGGGCTGCGGGGTATCCTGTGGAGCCTTGTATTTATTCTGCTCGTACTGAGGTGGTTTCGTTTTTTGTGGAGGATACTGCTGCGCTGCGGTTTGGTGATCTGATCGAGAGCGTCGATGAGATTGGGCTTGACATCTTGTTGTCAACTCAAGCGATGGTGCAGGAGCGGTTCGCTGATAACGCTGTGAGCTTCACGGCTAACGTGGCTGCGGGTAGGTATTCTGTGCGTGAGCTGAGCGACCTTATAAGGGTTGTGGGTCCTAGGTTGAAGGGCACCACTGTCTTTCCAGATCTTTCCCGACCGCAGTCGCCTATGGAGCGGTTGACTCGTGGCGAGTATTTGGCTGGCGGTATTTTGGAGAGCGGGCAATCTATCGATGATGAGTGTGCTACTGGGGCGTGCCCGGTACGTTAAGCGTTGGAGGACGGTGCTATGAAGGGCGAGGCGTTGAAGGTTAAGAAGTTTATTGAAACATTTTTAACGTTGGGCCATTCTTTCTTAGGGCAACCGTTTAAGCTTCTGGATTTTCAGTGTGATCTGTTGGAGGATATCTATGCTGCTAGGGCTGATGGGTCTCGACAGCACCGGACGTATCTGCTGGGCCTACCTCGCAAAAACGGTAAGTCACAGTTAGGTGCTGCGCTGGCGCTTTATCATCTGATAGGGGATCGTCACGATAGTGCGCCTCAGGTTATATCTGCTGCGGGTGACCGTAAGCAAGCACGCCTTGTGTTTGAGGAAGCTGTGAGGATGGTTCGATCATCTCCTGATCTCGCTGAGGTTTGTGAGGTTTTCCGTAATGAGATAAGGTGCTCCTTAAACGGGGGGACTTATCACGCTGTGTCTGCGGATGCTGGGTTGCAGCAGGGGCTTAATCCTTCGTTCGTGATTTTTGATGAGTTGCACGTGTTTAAGAATAGTGATCTATTTGATGCTCTGACGTTGGGCTCTGCAACTAGGGCATCTCCGTTAGTGGTGGTTATATCTACTGCCGGGTATGATCTTGAGTCTCCGTTGGGTAGGTTGTACAAGCAGGGGCTGCGGACCGATGGACATTTTATTAATGGTGTCCGTCAGGCTGGCGAGGATGAGCACGCTTCTTTTGGTATGACGTGGTTTGGTCCGTCGGTTCTGGATATGCGTGGCGAAGAATTTTCTCACACTGATCCTCTGTTGTGGAAGCATCACAATCCTGCGTGGGGAATAATGCCGAACCCTGTGGAGGAGTTTGAGGCTGCTGCGTTGCAGACTCATGAGTCTGCGTTTATTAGGTTTAGGTTAAATGGGTGGACTACTTCGGCTGCTGCGTTTCTTCCTGCGGGTGCGTGGGATGCCATAGCGGATGTGGATCGTGCGGTGCCTGACGGCTCCGATATTGTTCTGGGGTTCGATGGGGCTTGGAAGGGTGATAGCACTGCTCTGATTGCTGTTAGTTTGGATGATCTACATATGGAGGTTGTTGGTCACTGGGAGGCTCCTGCTGGGGATCCTGATTGGAGGACTCCTGCTCCTGAGGTTGAGGCTGCTGTGTTGGCTGCGTGTGATCGGTTTAGGGTTATGGAGATGGCTGCGGATCCGTGGCGGTTTGAGCAGTCGTTACATAAGCTTCGTGAGGAGCACGGGGTTCCTGTGGTTGAGTTTCCTACTAACTCTCGTGCTCGTATGATTCCTGCTACTGGTGCGTTGTATCAAGGGGTTATGGATTCTGCGTTTACGCATGACGGTAACCTTGCGCTTACTCGCCATATGGCTAATGCTGTGATGAAAGAGACACCTGCGGGGGCGTACATTACTAAGGAATATCGCTCATCTGTGAACCACATCGACTTAGCAGTTGCTGCGGTTATAGGGTTGGAGCGTGCACGTCTGTGGCTGAAGACTCGTGAGCCAAGTGACGATTCCCCACTACTTATTTTATGAGAGGTTTGACGTGAGCATTTTCGATCTGTTTAAGCGTGCGGGGAAAACTGAGGGGCGTAGCCTTACGGCTGACAATGGTTGGTTAAACTTTACAACGTTGGATCAGTTGACTTCATCATCTGGGGAGAAGGTTACTCCGATGACGGCTACACAAGCCACGGCTGTGTATGGGTCGTGGAGGATTATTTCTGAGATGGTGGCTACGCTTCCGCGGGATACGATGAGGCGACGCAACGGGATAGCTAAGCCATTCCGCCCCCGGCCTGATTGGTTGGATTCGCCTAATGCTTCTGATTCGTGGATTGATTTTATGGGCCAGCTGATGGTGTCCTTGCTGGGGGACGGCAACGCTTATGTTGCTGTTTCGTGGGGTGCTGAGGGTTCGGTTGATAACTTGGTTGTGCTGGATCCTGCTGCTGTGACACCTGAGAAGGTTAAGGGCTCTGTTATGTTTCGTATCGGTGGGGTGCTGGTGCCTGGCGTTCGGGGGCTTGCTGCTACTGAGATTATGCATGTTCGTGGGATGACTCGGCCAGGTCACATTGAGGGGATCTCTCCTATCACGGCGTGCGCTGAGACGATTGGTATAACGTTGGCTGCGCAGCGGTACGGAGCTAACTTCTTCGGTCAAGACGCCACCCCGGGTGGGGTCCTTGAGGTTCCGCCGGAGGCGTCGCTTTCGCCTACTGGTCAGGCTGCGTTGCGTGAAGCGTGGGGAGATTTGTTTGGTGGAGCGAAGCGGGCTAAAAAGGTCGCTGTGCTGGTCGATGGTGTGAAGTTCAATCAGTTGCAAGTTAACCCGAATGAGGCGCAGTTTCTGGAGACTCGCAGGTTTCAGGTGGCGGACGTGGCCCGTATATACGGGGTGCCACCTCACTTGCTGGCGGACTCCACTAAGGCTACTAGTTGGGGCACTGGTATAGCTGAACAGAATCAGGCCTTTGTTACGCTTACCCTTCGTCCGTGGTTGGAGCGGGTGGAGTCTGCGTTTACGGATCTGCTGAAGATTTCTGAGGTGCGCAAGGGCATACTTAAACCTCAGCT